CCTGTCCTTATCGTATGGCTTTACGCATACTCTTTTTAATTCTGCTTTAGTCATTTTTCACTCTCCCAAACAATTAAATCAAGTTCTTCTTTGCTTTGTGCATTTCTAGCTTTTTCTTTTAAAGCACTTGCTTTAAAAATAGTCTCTTGCACAAAATAAGCCATGCTACTTGCAAAGAGTTTAAACTCATCTACGCTAAATCTTGTAGTTGTATTATCAAGCGCAATCCAATCAATATAAGGAATTAAATTAGGATTAACAAGAGCATTGGTTACTGCTCCATTAATTCTTAACTGATCTTCATTAGAACTTTGATAGATTTTACCTTTAAAAGAAAATCCACCATTTAAAACGCTTTCTTTTTTAGCATTGATTTCATTTATTTTTAATTCTTTTGCCTCGTTTAAAAGCTCTTCTTCACTTTTAGGAGGATTTATTAAAGAGTTAAATTCTTCTTCGCTAATAGGTGTTAAACCTGTTTTAATTTGCTCATCTGATACTTCATCTTCATAAGCATAAATTTGATTATTATTGTTTTTGTCTATAAAATATTTCATTTTTTCTCCTTATCTGACATTTAAAATTGTTGCCTCAATATTTGGCTTATCCATAACAATATTAAACAATTCTATTTTATATGTGTCATTTGGTTTCAAAATACCTTCATAATGTGTTAATGGAATATATTTACCTGTTGAATTAGTGTATTGTATAGCATTTATTTTTTTTATTAAAGAATTATTTATGTATATACTAATACTAGCTTGACTGATTACATTATCGATTTGTTGAATTTTTATTGCAATAGGTGTTTTTCCTCCTGTTGTATTTGTGTATATCACATTATTAGACATAGAATGAGATTTAAGTAAAGAAGTTCCATCAAGATAGGTATTAAACCCTATCAATGCTAAAAGTTCTGGATCTTTTAAATTGAGTTGATTTTCTTTTAAGGTAGCTAAATTTACAAATTGATTGTCATTTGTAGCTTTTATAGAGCTTGTAGGTAGTTTGGTAAAGTCTTTAGCTCCTGTAATGGTTTGATTAGTAGCTAAAGTAACATATTTGGCAATTTCTGTATTAAATTTATTTTCTAAAAGATATTTAGCAAACTCATCCCATACTTTTTTAAACTCTGCATCATATTTTTGCGTTAAAGCATCAATTTTAAGATTGAGTTCCACTTTAATAGCATCCACATAATCACGACTTGCCATAATCACACTAGGATCTAGTTTTAAAATAACTTCCTCTGCATTAGAAAGCTCCATGACAATTTTTATCATAAGCTCTTTAGCACTGCCTTCTTTTAAGATAGGTTTATAAGTGCGTGGGACATTTCCTACTGCAAGCAAATCTCCTGCTTCATCATAAATGCCTACTGCATTAACTTCAAACCCGCCCACATCGCTTGGCACATGACACATTAAATTCACATAGTTTGGATTGCTTTCATCCACGCTTTTGCTACTAATATTAGCTTCATAAACAATCTCTTCTAAGCTTTGCATTTCTTCGCTGGGTAAAATAACTTTTGAACTTAATTTAAAGCTTTTTAAATTGATACCATTTCCACTTGCTCTTGCGGCAATAAATTTAGCAATGCCAATTTTTGTTAGTATGGTATAGTATTCACTTTTTGCCATTAATACACTCCTTTAAAATCAATATTAGTTCTTGTTATTTCACACATAAAAATTCCAAATACATTTTTAGTACTTTTAATTTCATTTTCTAAAAAAGTGGTTTGAAAAGGTAAGATTTCTATAGTTTCTCCACTTATTTGTGCATTAGCATTAAAACTATCATTTTTACTTTTAATCTCTATTTCAATTGCTTCTAAAACGCTTCTAACATTTTTAAAATCATAAATTAGTCTTTCTAAAGTATTAAGCGTTCTTTCATCAAAGCTAACATTGGTTGTGCTTACTTTAACTTTAAAAAAATAAGGCTTTCCACCATAATTAAACCACTCTTTAACCACTGCAGTAGGAAATACGGCTCTTAAAGCTTCTTTTATAGCCCAAGTTGTGCCGTTGTATCTATCTAAAAGCAAGGCTTTAGATATAAGCTTTCTTGCTTCTTTTTCATTTAAACCATCAATACTTACATCATAAGCATTGGCTAAAATTGGCAATAATCTTTCATCGCAATTTAGAGCTAGATTTGTGATACTAGCTAAATTTAAATCTTCAAATCTTGTTTTAGCACTTAAATCAATGGCTTTGCTTTGTTTTGGATGGTGGTTTAGTATTAGTGTATTCATAGCACCGCCTTTTTTATGCTATCACTTTGTGCAAACGAAGTTCGCCCAAAGTCGCTTTTACTGAAGGCTTCCCGACCCATTGCTACGCAATGCCCCTTCATAGCACCGCCTTTTCATAACTAAGTGAAAAGCTAAGGGTTGCAAACTCATCATCAGCTATTATTATGTTTGCTAAAGGTAAGTCTTTTAATTCTTGCTCTTCTTCATTTATGATTTTTTCTTTAATGCTTAAAATTTCGCTTTTATAAACTCCGTCTTGATGAAGACATTTATAAATAAATCCCAGTGCTAAATCCACACTTAAATCAAAGTCCTTTTGCAAAGCATTAATCTTTTCACTTATTTCATTAGCACGGCTTAATTCTAAAAGCAAAAGTTTGGCATCTACGATAAACTCTCTTTTTTTAGCTAACTCAACGCTGACTTTATCAGTTAAAGGTCTTCGCTCATCTGCACTTAAATACTCTTTAACCACATCAACGCTTAATTCATCTTCACTTTTAATGATAACTCTTACTTTTCCTGCTCCATTGTTTAAAGCTTTTATGGAAGCTACTTTTGCACTTGCGCTTAAAGCGTGATAGATATAGCCTTTTTCACTTCCTGCGGTTGAAAAGCGATGTACACTCATTATAGCTCTTTCTCTTAAAGCCTCATCGCTTTCTTCACTGGCTCCACCTTTGAAAAATTCTAGTTGTTTAATCTTAGCTACAAAAGGCAGTGGGGTTTGTAAAAACTCGGTTTTACTTTCTTTGCTTTGAATAAATTCATTAAGTTCTAAAATACCTTGTGCTTTACTTTGCCCTTTTTTAATCACCACTTCTTCTTTTAAAGTGGCAAGGTCTGCTTTTTCATTTGAAAAAATTGCACCTTTTGGGATGATGACATCATAAGTAAGTAAAGTATTTAATTCAAACTCTACTTTAGCTGTGGGCTTAACCCCTTTAAGCCTTTGTATCAAATAGCCATTAGCTACTACATTATCTAAATCACTTCCCTTTGCATAATGAAGATATGTTGCTTTTATACTCTCATTAATTCTTGCTCTAATTATCATTTCTCTATAAGCTAAAGCTTCTAAAATGGCTTTAAAAGGGTCAGATTCTAAAAGCTCTACATTATCTTTTAAAAAGCTTTTAAAAAGTTCTTCATAGGCTTTTAAAAGCTTTTCATAATCAAGCTCTTCTATGATTTGTGGATAAGGGATATCCTTTAAAAAGCTTTGTTTAAAATAGCTATCATTTGCACTTAAAAGCTCACTCATTTGCCTAGCTCCATGGTTAAATCCCCATAATTTTCAAAAAGCAAGGTAATGCTTAATTTATTGTCTTTACACTCATTAAGTCTCACACCTTTTAGCTTTACTCTTTTTTCCCACTTTGAAATTGCTTCTGCAGTGTATCTAGTAAGTTTGATTTTAAAATCATCATCGATTTTTCTATCTATGAGTGTATAAAGTAAAGAACCATATTCAGGTCTCATTACTCTTGAGCCTAAAGGAGTGATTAAAATGTCTTTGATACTTTCTTCGATGCTTACCATGTAATTCATTTTAAACCTTTGTAAAATTCAAAAATGTTTTCTAGCATTTGCGAAAATCCTAAAAACATAAAAGCTATAAAAAAGCCTATAAAAATGCTTTTAATAAAGAAGTTTAGGTTTAAAAAAGCATAAAATGCCCCCATGCAAAAGAGCATAAAAAAGACTAATGAAAATAAAAGCAAAAATAATTCTTTCATAGTTTTTCCTATCTTGGCGAAGCTGTGGCACCACAAGTACAAGAATGGATATGATTTGTTAAATCACCTTTGCTATCGCTTATATTTCCGCTAACTTGTAAATTGCCTATTAAGTTTAAATTTCCTTTTATGCTAAAAGTACCACTTGCCCCACCTTCGCCACTTGTAGAAATTGCTCCTGCAATTTGAGTATTACCATTTAAATTAATACTTGGAGCGTTAAGCGTTATGGTATTAGCGTTTGTAGTATGATTTTTAGTATTTAAGGTGTTGTTTTGGTTATGGGTGTTTTTATCTACACAAGTGATATTTATATTTTTAACCACATCAAGTTTTAAAGTGCTACTCTTAGAGTTGTATTCTAAATGCGTTCCATCTTCAAAATCTATATTAAAAGTATTTTCATCTGTGTTTTTTGCTCTATGTTTTTCTTGGTAAAGCCCACGCAAAATAACTCCACTATTTAAATCCCCACGCACAGGTATGACTAATACTTGCTCTCCTATTCTTAAAGGAGAAAAGCTCACTGCATAAGAATTAGCTAGACTTTGAAAAACACTTAAAAAATCCGTTACCATATCTCCAATAGCAACCTTAGCTTTACCTTCTTTAATGTCGCAAATGATGCCAAGTTCGTTCATTTTAAAACCTTTGAAATAATTAAATCACTATTATCACTAAGCCATTCACAAACTGCTTCATTGGTGCTTGCTAACTCAATAATAGAATCAATAGTTTTTTTACAAGTTTGTAAATTTAAAGCCTTAACATCTACTTTTTGTGGAGCTTTAATAGTCCAATAAGTTTTAGCGTATTTATTTAAAGCTTCTAAAGTATCAATATCAAGCTCATTTTTACTAGCGCTTTCTAAAAACCTCTCAAACTCACCAATCAATGCGTTTAAAAACATAGCTTCTTTATTTTCTAAATCTTTTTCATCTCTTAAAGCGGCTAATTTTAAACTCTCCCAATCAATACCCTTGCTAAAATCATCTTTTTTCATACAGTATATACCCTGTCTGCTAAGACCTGTTAAAACACATATATCTTTGATACTTTTTCCTTGTATGAAAAGACTTTTAGCAAGTTCTTTTTTGCTCATATTTTTCCTTTAGAATTATTGTTTGAAATTATATTTTTTTATTTTTTTAAAATCAGTCTATATATACTTTAAATAGGTGGTTTAAAAGCATTTTTTATCTTATGATTATGCGAAAAAATAAAGGCTTTTGATGCGTGATTTATTATTAGAGCTTAATACAAAACTCACAAATGAAAAAGTAAAAATTTCTCCTATTGGAATAGCCAAAGGACTTGATGGGAGAGTATTTAAGATAGATGGGGAAAAATTAATCAATAATATACAAAAAAATGGACTTGATATAGCGTTAAATCTTAATCATCAAGGAGGAGAAGCTTATGGCTGGTTTGATAGAAATTCATTAGAGTTAAGAGAAGATGGCATTTATGCAAGTCTTGAGTTAACGCCCAAAGGGAAAGAACTTGTTGAAAATAAGGCTTTTAGATATTTAAGCCCTGAATATTATGTGGATGATGATAAAAATGTTATTCATTTAGACGCCATGGGACTTGTAAATCAGCCCAATCTTTTAAACAGGGCTTTAAATAAAGCTAGGTCATTAATCAATAGCACCAAAAATTCAAAGTTAAGCACCCCACGAAGTGGGACAGAAGCTAAAAAAGGCAAGGTCGAGCATGGTCTTCAGGTGGGTGCAGGGAGTGAAACTCCCACTCGCAAGGATGACTTTAGTTCATCCGCGAAATTAAAAAAAGAAAGGAATACAATGAACGAAGAAGAATTAGAAGAATTACAAAAATTAGCCGAGCAAGTAGAAGAACAAGCTGAAAATGTAGAAGAATCCGTACAAGAGACAGAAGATTGTGTAGGTGAAGGTGAAAATCCAGACAGCGAGTTAGAAACTTTAAGACAAGAAAATGAAGAGTTAAAAGCACAAATTGCAGAACTTAAAGCAAAACTTGAAACTGCTTTAAACAAAAATGAAGAAACAGAGATTGAGCTTAATAAAAAACGCCTTGATTCTCTTTTGCAAAATGGACTCATTTTACCAAATCGCTATCAAAAAGCTCTTAATATGAAAGGCAGGGTTTTAGAAGATTATCTTGATGTTTGCAAAAAAGAAGCAAATATTGTTTTAGGTAAAAAAGAACTTAATTTTACAAACAAAAGAAAAGAACTTAATGCTTATGAGGCAAAAGTTTTTAAACAACTTGGAATCAAAGGAGGCAAATAATGGCTTTTACAGAATTAAGCACTGCTTACATGCAAGCAGTGAATAAGGGATTTTCAACCATTTTTAATAATGCTCTTGAAGGTGGAAATAAAGATTATGAAAAATTTGCAATGGTAACCAATGCAAATTCTTTGGTTGTAGAATATCAATTTTTAGCATCTTTACCAAAAATGCGTGAATGGATAGGCGATCGTCAATTTAGCAAACTTAAGGGTCAAGGTTATACTATCACTAAAAAAGATTGGGAAAGTTCCATTGAAGTACCACGAGATGTAATAACTTACGATAATTTAGGAATAATAAGACCACAAATTGAAATGTTAGCTTACGAAGTACAAAATCATTATAATGATCTTATTTTTACACTTTTAGAGCAAAATCAAACTTGCTTTGATGGAAAAGCATTTTTTGCAAATGATCACGATATTGGTGGTGTGAGTTTTTCAAATCTTGGAGATAAAAAATTAAGTGCTGCAAGTCTTATGGAGGCTAGAAAAAACATGCGTGCACTGACTAATGAAAGCGGACGCACTTTAAATATCAATCCTGCTCTTTTGGTTGTACCATTAAGCTTGGAAGCAAAAGCACTCGAGATTGTAAATAGCGATTTAATCAATGGTTCAAGCAATGTTTTTAAAGGCGTTGTAGAAGTATTTACAAGTCCAAATTTAAGCGATCAAGACGCTTGGTATTTAATTGACAATACCAAACCAATCAAACCTTTAATTTTGCAAATCAACAAAGGAGCTGAGTTTGTTGCTAAAGATAATCCTACTGATGAAGCTGCTTTTATGCGTAAGACTTTCCAATATGGAATCGATAGCGAAGACAATGCAGGTTATGGACTGTGGCAATTAGCTTATAAATCAAGCGGAAAGGCAGAATAATGGACAATATAGTTTCAGCTAATAAACTTAGAAATCAAAATGCAATTTTAAATCCAAAAGAAAATGACGATCAAAAAGCTTTGTTTTTAAAGGAAA